AACGGACAGGATTAGGAACGCTTCGTTCAATCGCTTCTCTAAGGTTTGCATGTGCTGTAACGCCGTAGCGAAATCAGCTGTCTTACCAACTTGCACGACACCAATGTCATCAGGTCTACCTTGTACGATAGCACCATTACCAGCTGCTGCTAGCGTCTGAGGTTTGGTTGTAGATGATGGTGATACAGTGAATACAACTTTAGCTGCTGCTGCACTACCTTCTACTATAGCTTGTGACAATGCTTCAAGAGACTTAAGATCTCCGATGAACTGTCCTACTCTACCTCTACCATATGCTTCTCCATCTACTGTATTAAATCGTAGTGGTAGCCATGGTGTACTATCTACTGGTGACTTACCTTGTGACCCGGGTATCCGTTTACCGTGTACCTCTTGATACCATACAAATCTGTTGTTATCTCTTCTAACATGTGTGTATACATCACACTCTTCTTCATCTGGATCTCCGTCTACTGGACTCTCGTAACCCATCTTAGGTTTGATGTCTTCGTAGTTAGGAATTAGATCTTTATTGATGCTTTCTTTTGTGACAATTTCAATCACGTCGCCGTTGCCATCTCGTTCTATCACGTAGCGATTAAGAGGATATAACTTCAGTCCTTCTTTACCCATAAAGATAAGAGCATTACCACCTACAACTAGATGTTGTAATGCTTGGTGTATTACTACACGATCATCTGATGCAGCGATAGCGTCAAGGATTGTACGCTCTATCTTTGCAAAGGATAAGTCAAGTTCTGATTTTATCTGCGGCTCAAACTGTTCACCTAACTGAGACTCATCTACTTGTAGCTTAAAGAAGCTAGTCTGTGGAGGTACGAGAGATAGCGATAGCTTGGATGCTAACGCTACAACTCCTTTAGCCCCTACAGACTGCCAAGGTGTCTTCAGTTGTTTCATACCTTTCTGATAGTCTTCATGACCACGAATAAGATATGGTAGTGTAAGTTTAGTTGCGTCTTCTGCTTCGGTCAAAAACTGGGAACGATCACTGGATAAATTATCATACCTAGATTTTGCTGTCATGATTAATCTCTTCTAAATGCTGTTCTAAATGCACCTCTACCCATACCACCTCTGCGGCCAAAGAATCTAAACATAGGATTAAATCCTCCTACGGTCAAAGGGTTGTAAGGATTGAATGCTTGTGCATACGCCCGCTGTTGTATCTGCATTAGTCTGTTAGGATCTACTCCAGTCTGTGCTTGCTGATATGCTGGAGCTGCCTGTGCTGCCGCCACCTGTTCTGGTAACAGTATCTCTTCTGGTGTCAACGGTGCGACTGGTAGTCTAGCACCTCCGCCACCTCCTCTTCTAGTTAGAGTAGGTCTTGGTCCACGGTTATCTCTTGCATCTTGTATTGCTTCATTACTCTTTGGTATCAACATGTTAGTTAAACGATTGTTGATACCTAACATACGAGCTGGTGTTGTAACTAAGTTACGTCCACTACGTAGAAGGTTAGTCATATTCATACGGTTAGTATCTGACAGGTTGTAGAAACTACCGGGCTGATAAGATGTGTAGTCAGCTTCTGGCTCTGGACCTCCGGGTCCGGGTCTGTTAAATGTACCATTAGCACTCATTACGTTTGGATTACCTGTAGGTCTTGCTCCCATAACATTCTGAGCATACTGATTGCCGTCTGATATTGGTCCTATTCCTAATGTACCATCTGATATAGCTCTTGATGTTGAACCACCGCTTGGGTTTGTTGGTGTGAATCCACCACCACCTATGTTTAATCCGCCAGCTGTAATGCCAGCTGCTGCATCAACGTCTGCTTGACTTGGAGCTCCATATGTATCTGGTGATTTAACACTGAAGTAATTTGGTGCTGTGGCAGCTGGGTTAATACCTAGTCCGCTTGGATTAGTACTGACCAAATCCATACGTATACCTAACGGGTCATTTCTACCTCCAAGTCCAGAAGAGCTGCCTTTTATCAGACCTCCATCAACATTATATAATCTTTTAAACTCAGGTCCAGCTAATACATCAGCTGCTGGTCCAGTTGCTGGTGGTGAGCCGAACAAAGGTTTATCATGTGAAGCAATGAGTGTACCACTGCTACCTATTGTAGGTGAAACCATCGAAGCATACTTAGCTCCGTCTGCAACCGGGCCGATACCTGATGTGCCTGATCCTCCTGAGGATCCACGGGACATTGCTACACTTTTCTTAAAGCTAGGACCTTTTTTAGCACTTGAACCAAACGTTTTCTTTGCATCTTTAGTTGAAGTCAACGAAGAGTAACTAGGTAGTCCTGATGTAAATGAAGTCCCTGTGCTAAATTTGGTTTTCGTTACTTTCTTATCACCTAAGGATGATGCGTATTGCTTACCGCTTGATACAGGACCTATTCCTGATGTACCTGTATTTGTAGAAGTTGTTACTTTCTTTTTATCAGCTATCCGCTTCTTAGCCAGCTTCTGAGCTTTAGTGTAAGTTTTAGTTTTTTTACTCTTCTTTGGTTTTGATTTCCTCTTACCCATTTATTTACTCCATTGGTACGGGTTTACATATGACTGAGTACTTGTCACTCCAGTCACGTTTTGTTGTCATCTTTTTAGCTAGTCCTTTACGACACATAGAAGATATATAATGACAGCCACTATCTTGTGCTATCTCTAGCAGTGACTGTTCAAATAGATCTACCCAATCGTCAAAACCATAGCCAGTTACGGTAGCCCAAGCATGTACATACAGCTCTTTCTTTTGAGGGTGTACAATCTCTTCAGCTACTAATACTCCAGCCAAGTCCCCTTGTTCGTCGATGCCTGCTAGCAACCAGAGCTCGTCATTCATTAATGGTTCGAGCATGTCTGATGCTAGCTGTTCACCGAGACTATGGTCTAAGGCTTTGTCTATTATTGGTCTTATTATGTGCCAGACTCTTGGAAGTTGCCACGTTTGTATGTGTTCAACTCTCATCTTTACTGACTCGTTTGTTATACCACTCGACCACCGAGCGTTGACCGGCTAAGTACATGACTTCGCCGATGCTCTGCTTCGGATGTGGGTTAACGGGTGGGAAGTTTTCTTCTAGCTCTACTTGTATAGAACTAATCGTTGGTCCAATGATGGACTCAAGCATATTGTGGGAGGTTGGTGTTTGCATGTTCAAAGAACGCTGGCATACGAGCTGCTTTTGTTTCTGAGAACTGCGGGGCTTTGCCCTGATACATTAACTGATCGCTCGCATCCAGCCAAAATTTTTTGTCCAAATATTTATCGGTTGTGTTCTCTTTTAGGGGTTGTAGTACCCATTGTATAGTTGCCTTCCGAAGCTTATCCAAAGAATTGCTAGGAACAAGACCCAGCTCAGTGCATACGAGACTATTTGTCGCCACGTGTATCTGTTCATCTCTGGATATATCAGCTGATACTGTTCTGAGAGCAGCATCACCAAGAAAGCGAAACATAGGTAGTAGAACAAAGAATATAGCTCGCTCTGCAACGAGTGCCTTTGTGATAGTGTGGTCAGGGTGTGCAATCCAAGCATCTCTTAACCTCTTAGCTTCGAGCTCAGACTTGAGATCAGCCCCATGGGCGTCAACAATGAAGCCCAGAGCGAGATCATGTTTAATCTCGTCTTGTACGTTTGACTCAAGAAGTGTCCTCGCTGCTTCCGGGACTTCTTTCTCCAGTCCCTGAGAAATAAATTCTCCAACTGGTAGCTCCATATGACGTATTGCGAGTGCACGCTTGATGGTTTCTTCAGCACCTTCTTTTAATACTCCTTTGGTGGGTTGGACTGGTGTCCATGTTCTTTTTCTATTTTGTAATTTGATGTAGGGGTTCATTGTTCGCAGTCACATTTAATCTTGTTATCATTTAGTATGTTTTCCAAGTAACTGTCAATGTCAGTATCTGCTAGTGCTGCGTAAGCATCAGACTTGTCCTGTACATCGCCCATAACTTGGAGAGAATAGTATAAAGAGGTTTGTGAGCTTCCTAGCCACTCCTCTATAAATGCTTCGTTGTATGTAATTACATCGCTCCAGCTGTTAAAGCTGTAGCCATGAAGCAATCCTGTCCTATCGAGCATCGTCATGATTTCGTCTGCTACACGCTTGTATGCGTCCCATCCTACTTCACTTGCTATCTCAACGTCGCCATAGTTGACTCTTTCTACTCCGAACTCGCCGGAATCTCTGTCAACCATCCTTGCTATTGGTGGTGCTATCTCGGGTGTGCATGTAAAGCCGTCTAGGTCTCTACTGCGATAGCTACAGCTGGCAGTGGGTGCAATAGCAAACGCCCTTACCATATTGTTATTATGTGCTACTTGTGCCGCTTCAAAAATCGCTCTGTCCAACGCAACAGCTGCGATACCGGCTTCGTTGGTTGCAGAATATCCTCTGTTGACAAGGCGGAGGGCTTCTCCGAAGTCTTTGTAACTGATGTTGTATCTTCTGAGGAAGTTTGCAAGACCGAGCACTCCGAGCCCAACTTGTCTGTCGACTTCGGGGGTAAGGTACTCTCCAGATTCTCCAACGCCTGTCCGACTATGGAGATCGCACAACTCGGACATGCCTGATACGAAAGCCTCTTGTAGGTTGTCGAGTGTACAGGAACCGAGATTGACATGCTGTAACAAGCAAGTTCCACGTGAGGGCAAGTATACTTCAAGACAGACGTTTCCATAGATACGCTCCCCGGTATTGGGGTCGTGTTTGATTTTGTTGAGCCAAATGTCTCCTGATTTGATTCCATAAATTAGTGCATCCTTTGTATCTTGATCTGCAAATGTCCACATCTCATCGTCGATGTCAACACATCTCTTGACCCAAGGTAACTCAGATCTTGTTGCTGTTATAAAGTCTACCACATCTGGGTGTGATAAGTCTAGATGGAGTACGATGGCTCCGTTTTTATAAGCTCCACCTCTTCTCAAGGTTTCATTTAGAGCTGAATATATTTTGCCAAAGCTGACTGGGCCAGTAGCCACAAGTCCTTTGTCATTTGTATGTCCGGCTGGTCTTAGCTTAGACAGGTGGATTGCACAGCCTGCACCAAATCTTAGTGCATGACTTGCGAACCTCCAGCTAGCTTCGATGCCGTTGGGACCTTCCATGCTGTCTTCAACAACGAAGGTCGTGCATGATACAGGAAGTCTTGACTGAGGGTCATCAATCCAAGACTGTACCCGTCCAGTGCGGGAGATTAGTTCTGGCATTTTAAATAATAATACTGTTTTCTATTAAATCTTTAAGTGCATTAGTTAATGCGAAGTTTTGTCTTTGTAAAGCAAGGAAGACAGTCACAACGTCCTCCTTCTTATCATAATGTTTACGTAAGTTATCTTCAATCACTCTCATCTTGAACTGTTGCTCCATTGTTAATAGCAAAGGCTTCTTGGGGCGTCCAGAGTTTGGGTGTTTGTTCTTTGGTATCATAGTCATCTATGGTAAGTATTCTGGCAAGCCTTGCATTCAAAAGGGCGTCGTCTTCGGTCAGTCCTTTATCTGTAAATGCTTTCACAACTGTTGACCAGTTGTAGCCTTCTTTATTGAACAGAGTCTCTGCTCTCTTCACACCGATACCGGGTACACCACTGTAGCCATCTGTCTGATCGCCAGCTAGTGTTTGTATCAAGTGCCACTTAGCACCCTCTTCAGCGGTGATATCTTGAGAGGTTTCCAAGTTATATAGTTTACCGGGTATCTGTCTCATATCTTTATCAGGTGAGACAATAACATTGCCGGGGTGAGCTGTAGCATAAATGCCCATGGCATCGTCAGCTTCTAGCTCTTTCATAATGATTACGTTGTATTGTATCTTTAGGTTAGATATTACACGTTTATAGCCACAGGGCTTTTTTCTGTTTCGATGACCTTTGTAATCTGGGGAAATTTTTTTCCTAAAATTTTTGGTGTCTGAAAAGAAGAGTATTGGTTCGGCAAATCCGCCAAAATGAGAGGTTATTTTGCTAATTTCTGCTGTAACCGCCTTGTAAGCGTCACTAAAGTTAGATGTCACAAATATAACGTCTTCCCCGTAGTCTATCTCTGTTTCACAGGCTGCACAGCATTTATATACTATGAAGTCTGCATCTATTAATATGTTCATGGTGGTTTAATGTACGTCAGCCCAAGTTTGTCCAATCTTAGCTTCT